TTCAAAAGATATTACGGTTACGCAGATAATGGGTTTGTCTTTCGATGAACCAAAACGTGTGATCCGCGTGAAACAAAGGTTCATGGCAAAACCTTCGAACTGGAAAGTCGAATTCCCTCTCTGGGATTTGGAGATGACTCGACAAGATTGCGTTTCGTATTTACAGAAACGTGTTCCGCACGAAGTGCCGCGATCAGCGTGTGTTTTCTGCCCTTTTAAATCAGATGCCGAATGGCGGCATATGAAAGAACAAAACACAATCGCTTGGCAACGTGCGTTGCACATCGACTCCGTTTGCCGAACTGGAGTTGGTAGAGATGCGCAAAGATATTTACACAAGTCGTGCTTGCCTTTGGCACAAGTTGATCTGCGACCATCAGACGAAAAATCTGGACAAAAGCATCTGTTCAGTGGGTTTCAAGATGAATGCGAAGGATATTGCGGGAATTGAAAAGTGTCGTCATCAACGGAGTGAATGAGCATGGGCAGAATGTCTAGACAGAAAGGCAAACGCGGCGAACGGGAATGCGCCGCAGAGTTTGCCGCGTTGCTTGGCGTGGAATGTCGTCGCGGTGTGCAATACCAAGGCGGCGCAGATTCGCCCGATGTGATTCTGAAAGGTGTTCCGCTCCACGTTGAATGCAAGCGCGTTGAATCGCTGAACGTCTACAAAGCGTTGGAGCAAGCGACAGAAGATGCGCCCGCAACATCAACACCGATCGTCTGGCATCGACGCAACGGGAAACCATCCGTTGTGATTGTCGAGACAACGAAACTTCTTGCGTTGGCAGACGCAATCAGAGCAACGCAACGGGCCCACTGATGGGGGGGTGACAATCCCGATCCCGTCCAAAAAGTCGATTTCAAAAAACCCCTTGTTTTATAGGCTATTTCGCTCTCAACATTCGTTTGGTGCTATAAATTTTTTTGAGTAAAAACACGGGTTCGCGATCAAAAACGCCTTGTTTTATAGTGCGAAACGCACTTGACGCGATGAAACTTGCAAATTTTACATCGAGTGTGTCGCGATCAAAAAGCCCTATTTTTATAGGACAAAACGCACGTCACGTTCGCGAACCGCAGAAATATAGGGGTCAAACGCAGGTGCTGCATTTTGCAACACCGATAGGTTCTTCCTAGAAAACACGGCAAAACGGAGGGTCGCGAACCTACGCAAAAATAGACAGACTTTCTTTCAAACCGCGGGGGGCGGCTGGGGGTCTGCCCAACTCTGTCAGAGGGTCAATCCGTAGGCGTTGCGCCTCCGTTGATCGTGTTCGACAATCCTGCCACACGAAGGAATTCACGCAATGCAAATCCGCGACCGCATCAAAGAACTTCGCCGCGTCAAAGCAAGCGAACTAATTCCGAACCCGCGCAACTGGCGCACCCATCCCCAGGCCCAACGCGACGCGCTCCGCGGTGTGCTGGCTGAAGTCGGCATCGCTGGCGCGGTTCTCGCGCGTGAAACAGATTTAGGGTTGGTGCTGATCGATGGTCATTTGCGGGCAGAGACAACCGGCGACGCGGAGATTCCCGTTCTGGTTCTCGATGTGAACGAAGCGGAAGCCGATCTGATCTTGGCGACGCATGATCCGCTTGGCGCGATGGCTGAAGTCGATTCCGACAAGCTGGAATCGGTTCTGTCGGAGTTGAACACCGCGAACGATGCGTTGCGCGATATGTTGTCGCAGCTTGCAGAGGATGCCGGGATCGTGCCGGAAGATGACGCGGACGATTCAGAGCAACCGCCACCAAAAACAAAATTCGAACTGGTTGTTACGTTCGCAAACGAACAGTCGCAGCAAGAGCTATTCGACCGGCTGAACACTGAAGGGTTCAAGGTTCGATCGGTTTCCACCAAGGGTGGCAAGTGATGGAACCATGCCGCTAACGAATGACCAGAAAAAGAAACTAGCGGAAACAGAGAAGCGCGCCCGCGCTGCCTTGCGAGAAGTCGCAAAAGTCAAAAAGGGTGCTGGGGCGGCACCGCGGCAATACGAATCGCACCGCGAACGCATGGCGGCGCGGGCAGCGGAGTTGAGCGAATCGGGTCGCGATATCGGCACGTTGCCGAAAGTCGTGAACCAAAAGCGGAAGGCAGAATGCGCCACCAGTTTTCGCGCGTTCTGCGAACACTACTTTCCCGCGACGTTTGGGCTGGCATGGTCTGCGGATCATCTGAAGGTGATCGCTGCGATAGAAGCCGCCGTGACAAAAGGCGGGCTGTTCGCGTTTGCCATGCCGCGCGGCAGCGGCAAAACGTCGCTGGTCGAAACCGCTGCCCTATGGTCGATCGTATACGGGTATCACGATTTCATCGCGATCATCGGCGCAGACGAAGAACACGCGCGAACGATGCTTGAATCGATCAAGGTCGAATGTGAGGTCAATGAAACTTTGCTTGAGGATTTTCCAGAAGTTGTCTACCCGATCGTAGCTCTTGAGAAAATCCACCAGCGGGCCAGCGGGCAGTTGTTCCAAGGCAAGCCAACGAATATCCAGTGGACTGCCAACGAAGTTCAGTTCCCGTCGATTGATGGCAGCAAGGCAGCGGGCGGCATCATCCGCGTTGCGGGTATCACTGGTCGCATCCGCGGAATGTCTGCCAAGCGGGCTTGTGACTCGCGCAAGGTTCGCCCGTCGCTGGTTCTGATCGATGACCCGCAGACAGACGAAAGCGCGGCAAGCCCCTCGCAAGTTGCAACGCGCGAAGGAGTGCTAAAGGGTGCAATTCTGGGGCTTGCGGGGCCAGGCACAAAGATCAGCGGTCTGTGTACGGTGACGGTGGTGAAACCGGACGATCTAGCCGATCGACTGCTAGACAGGGCGCAACACCCGTCATGGCAGGGTGAGCGTACAAAACTGGTCTACCAATGGCCCACCGCGGATGATCTCTGGTCGCAATACGCGGAACTGCGCCGCGAGGGCCAGCGAAACGGAGCGGGCACCGGCGCGGCAGATGAACTGTACGCGAAGCGTCAAGCGGAAATGGACGCTGGCGCGTTGGTCGCGTGGGCAGATCGCAAAAATTCCGATGAACTGTCCGCAATCCAACACGCTTGGAATCTACGCATCGACCGCGGCGAACAGGCTTTTGCCGCTGAATTCCAGAACGAACCCGTGTTGCAAGCGACGGAAGTTGGCAGGCTGCAAAAAAAGGAACTGGCGGCGCGCATTGTCAACGTGCCACCGGGCGTGGTGCCGCTTGGCTGCGATCAGTTGACCGCTTTTGTCGACGTTCAAGAAAAACTGTTGTTCTGGTTGGTGGCAGCGTGGAACGAATCATTCGGCGGCAGCGTGATTGCATACGGTTGCTACCCCGAACAGGCGTCGCAGTTCTTTGAAGCGGCACACGCAAAAAAGACGCTGGCCCAGGCGTCGAAAGGCGCGGGGTTTGAAGGATCGCTGAATGCCGGTTTGGAAAAATTGACAATCGATCTAATGTCGCGGGATTGGAAACGCGAAGACGGCACCGCGCTACGCATTCGGCAACTTCTGATCGATGCGAATTGGGGACAGTCAACGCAAGTCATCCGAACGTTCGCGCGCCGCTCTGCCTTCGCTGCTTCGATCCTGCCTTCGCACGGTCGCGGCGTTGGTGCGTCCGGTCAACCGATCGCGGAGAAGTCGAAGGGGCGCGGCGATCGGCTAGGGCTGAACTGGCGAATCGGGCAGATTTCAGCCGGTCAACGGAGCGTTCTTTACGATACGAACTTTTGGAAAACGTTCGTAACCGCGCGGATGCGTCTTGCTCTTGGTGATCCAGAATCGATATCGATCAACCAGGGTTCACACGATTTGCTGATCGAGCATTTCACCGCGGAATATCCCGTTCGCGTGGAAGCCCGCGGGCGCGTGGTTGACGAATGGAAACTCCAAGGGCGCGACAACCATTGGTTCGATTGCATGGTTGGGGCAGCGGTCGCCGCGTCGATCGCTGGCGTTAGGCCGCAGGCAACGGAGGCGGGCGGGCGATCGCGGCGCAAAGTTTCCTTGCCTTCACAATCGAGCGGTCGCATCGTAGTAACGCGCCGCAGTAGATAGCCAGTGGCGTGATCGAAACGCGCCGCGTGGGTTACTGTCGCCAATATGAGCGATACCCTACGCGAGTCGATCGAAACCACCGCAGCCAACCCGCAGCGCGTGCGCACTGACGCGGGCGAAGTCGAATCGCACGATCTCGACAAACTGGTTGAAGCTGATCGCTATCTGTCTGCCGCCCGCGCCGCCAAGACAAAGAACCGCGGGTTGCGTTTCACGCGGATCGTTCCCCCAGGTTCATATTCGTGACCCTACTTGGTCGACTGTTGGGGTGGAAGCAACCGCGCCGCGAAGCGACGCCGGTTCGCGTCGCCGCACGATTCGACGCTGCGGAATCTCTAGACGATCGCCGCCACTGGGCCGCATCAGATTGGTTTTCGCTCGATGGTGCGCTGACTCCAACCGTTCGAAGAACGCTGCGCAATCGCGCGCGATACGAACGGCTGAACAATTCGTATCTGGCTGGAATCACTGAAACGCTTGCGAATGATCTTGTCGGCACAGGCCCGCGGCTGCAATTGCAGACCGGCAACGCTGAAAGCGATAGGGCTATCGAACGCGCTTTCTTCGATTGGTCTTGGTCTATCAAACTCGCAGACAAGCTGCGAACGATGCGCCAAAGCAAACTGATTGACGGCGAAGCGTTTGCGATGGTGATCAACAACCCGCGTCTAGACGGGGTACAGCTTGACTTGCGATTGATCGAAGCTGAACAGGTTTCGACGCCAATCGGAATGTTGATCCCAATCGAAACGCCGGAAGGCTCGATCGTAGACGGGTTGGAGTTTGACGAAACCGGAAACGTCGTCGCCTACAAAGTTCTGAAATATCACCCCGGTTCGAATTTCCGAATCAGCAACTTCGAATTCAATCGGGTTCCAGCGGAAAATATGTTCCACTGGTTTTCGACCATTCGCCCGGCGCAGAACCGCGGAGTGTCGGAAGTTGCAGCGTGTCTGCGACTGTTTGCCGATATGCGGCGATATACGGGCGCGGTGATCGCAGCCGCGGAGACTGCCGCCGATTTCGCGGCGTTTCTTCACTCCAATTCGCCAGCCGCGGAAGTTGATGAAGTCGACCCGTTCCAATCGATGGAAATCGAAAAAAGAACGATGGTCACTCTGCCGGAAGGGTGGAGCGTTTCGCAGCTTCGCGCGGAACAGCCGACGTCAACTTACGCGATGTTCAAGCGCGAGATTCTGAACGAAATCGCGCGGTCGCTCCAACTGCCTTACAACATCGCGGCACTGGATTCATCCAGCTACAACTACAGTTCCGGTCGCCTTGATTGGCAAGTCTACGGGCAGACGATTCGCGTTCATCGCGACGATCTGGAACGTGGCATTCTTGACCGTCTGTTTCGCCTCTGGTGTGACGAAGCTGCCTTGGTCGGCATGATCCCCGAAAGTATGCCGCCGATCGCGGATTGGCAGTGGTCGTGGACTTGGGACGGGCGCGAACACGTTGACCCGCTGAAGGAAGCCAACGCGACCGAATCGCGACTTCGCACCCACACCACAACGCTTGCCGCCGAATACGCCCGCCAGGGCAAGTCGTGGGAAGTCGAGTTGCGGCAACGCGCGGCAGAACTTGCCTTGATGAAGGAACTGAATTTGTTCGTCGATCTTGAACCCGAAACCAACTACGGGGGCACTGTCGACGAAAACGGCGATCCCGTGCCAGCGGGTGACAAATGAACTTTGAACTAGACGCAGAGGAAGACGATCTGACGATCGTTGTCTTTCTATGAACACGCTCCAACTCGCAACCGATGTGAACTTCATTGCCGCCGCGGAAGGCGACGCATCCGCGCCGATGCGTTTCACCATCGAAGCGTATACGGGCGCGCCGATTCGTCAGGCGTGGTCAAAAGAGCCGATCGTGATCGATCTGGCTGGAATGCAATTCAAACAAGTTTTGCCGATTGTGCTTGGTCACGATTACACGCTTGGCAGCATTTTGGGCCAGACAAGTTCCGTTCGCGTCGAAGGTAGCAAACTGATTGTCGAAGGCGAGATTCTTGCCAGCGGTGACACTGCCGATCGCGTCGCGCAGCTTGCCCGCATGGGCTACCAGTGGCAGGCCAGCGTGGGCGCGGACGTTCGACGCCACACGCGCGTTGATGCCGAACGAACTGTCATGGCGAACGGGCAGATGTTCGAAGGCCCGATCCGAATCGTAAAGGCTTCCGCTCTGCGGGAAGTTTCTTTTGTCACGTTAGGCGCAGACGCAGATACGCGCGTTTCCATAGCCGCTGATATTGCGGAAACGGAGGAACTTCTCATGGCAGACCATGCCAGCGAAACGCCCGCGATCGAGCAACCGATCGTCGCGGAAGCCCCGGCGACTGTCGCCGTGGAAGCCACCACCACCCCCCCGGCTGTCGACGTCGATTCTTCGATCGTTGCTGCCCTTACTGCGAAAGTCGAGAAGATGGAAAAACTGCTTGCGACGCGAGCCGATCGTGCCCCCGCTGTTCACGTTGCGGAGGATGTTCGAAACGATCGCGTCATCGAAGCTGCGCTCTGCTTGCAGGGTGGCTTGCCGAACGTCGATCGATCGTTCGACGCGCGAACGCTGGAAGCTGCCCACAAGGCGAAGCGAAGCACTTCGATTGGCGAAGTGCTGATCGAAGCTGCCCGCTCCAACGGCTACACGGGATCGAATCGGATTTCGTCTGGCAATACGGAGCAAGTTCTCCGCGCTGCCTTCGCGACGAACGACATTCAGAATCTTCTGTCGAACCTTGCCAACAAGTTTTTGCTAAACGGTTTCAATGCCCCCGAGAGCGTGTGGCAGGAGATCAGCGCGGTTCGTAGCGTAAATGATTTCAAGAGCGTGAATCTTCTTCGTCTCAATGGCGACATGAAGTTTCGCAAGGTTGGCAGCAACGGCGAACTGAAGGTTGCATCGGTGAGCGATCAGAAGCGGTCACTCTCTGCGGAAACTTTCGGCATCAGTTCTTCGCTTTCTCGACAGGACATGATCAACGATGATCTGTCCGCGCTGTCTATGATCCCGCAGAAAATGGGCCGCGGTGCCGCGCTTGCGATGAACGAAGCGATCTGGACTGAATTTCAATCTTCGAACGCCAGTTACTACCAGGCGAAGACCGCCGCGGCTGGCAACGCTCTGTCGCTCGCTTCCTTGAAGTCTGCCGTCACTGCGTTCCGCAAGCTGAACGATCCCGATGGCAACCCGCTTGGCATCCCGCCGCGCGTGTTGCTCGTGCCGCCGGAACTGGAATTGGTCGCGTCTGAACTGATGGCATCGAACCTTCTGATCGCGTCTGGTCTGTCTTCGACCAGCGCGGCCAGCCTGTCGGGTTCGACCAACGTTCTTGCCGGTCGGTTCCGCGTTGTCGTTAGCAACTATCTGTCGAGCGATTCGACTTGGTGGTTGACTGCCGATGCCGCTGATCTGGCTGCGCTTGACGTCGTGTTTCTGAACGGGCAGCAGTCGCCAACGATCGAGCAAGTTGCGCCGGACTATCAGGTTCTCGGCGTTGCGATGCGCGGTTACATGGATTTCGGCGTTCAGAAGGCAGAGAGCCTTTCGTGTCTCCGCATGGCAACCGCTTGATCTTGAACAGCAAACCGTGCCCGCGGGGCGTGAACAACTCACGCCCCGCGGCATGATTCAAACCACAACACCACTTCTTTTGCAAAGGTTTTCACATGGGCACCGTTTCTACCTATCAGCATGATCCCGATCATATCGACTACACGCCTTCTTCCGCTGTTGCGGTTGGCGACGTCGTGGTTCTTGGTGATCTGATCTGCATTGCCGATCGTCCGATTGCCGCCAACGTCAAGGGTGCGTTGGCAGTCGAAGGCGCGTTCACGTTCCCAAAGGCCAGCGGCAGCGCGATCAACGCGGGCACTACGGTTTATTGGGACGCGACGAATAGCGTCATCACTGCCACCGCTGGCAGCAACAAGCGCGCCGGATTCGCGATCGAGACTGCCGCTTCCGCTGATGTGATCGTGCGTGTCGCGATCAACTATCTGGGCTGAACCTTTCCGCGTCACCCGCAACCCCCCGCAGGCGTGCAAACCGCGCGCCGCGGGGGCGTTGTGGGTGAAGGGAGTTTGTACGCATGGCCGATATGATCGCAGCGGGCGCAGCGTACTTGGCAAAGCGTTTGAAGGCGGCTGCGGGAACGTCCGTTGCCTACGTTCGCGGAACGAATTCGGGCACGGTGGTTGCCACTGTCGCGAAATCAATGTTTCAGACCGCGGACGCGAACGGCATTGTCGAATCTTGGGAATCGCGCGACTTCATCGTTGCGGTTGCCGATCTTCCGTTTGGGGAGCCGCGCAGGGGCGACAAGATCGTTGAAACGCTGAACGGAAACAGCGTCACCTACGAAGTGACAAGCCCCCGCGGGGTGCCCATCTTTCACTACGGTGATTCGTTCCGCAACACGGTTCGCGTTCACACAGTCGCGACCGCTGAAACGTCGAACATCGGAACCAACTACCTTGCCCGCTATTGGGGCGCGTACTCTGGCGCGACGATAACCGATGCGCAAATTCTTTCGCTTCTGTCTGCTGATCTTGGCGGCAGCAAAGCCCAGGCCCGCACGATCAACGCTTCCGGCGCGTACATCTACTTCGTTCTGCCAACGTCTTTCGGCACACCGGCATTCTCGATCAACGGTTTCGCGAATACTGCTTGGCAAACATCGCAGCGCGCGATCACAACGGGCGGCATTTTCTACACGATCTACCGTTCGACATATCAAGTCACAGGGAGCGTCAACGTCACGTTGACTTGAAATGTCGTCGATCAAGGGAACAAACATCGTCGCGCCGGTGGTGCCGCTTGATACGGCAGACGTCTACCCAACGCACGAAGCGAAGTATGGGCGCGGCGGCTATCGCACCGCAGCCACCACCGCGGAGCGTGACGCGATCAGCGCAGAGCGTCGCGAAGCGGGAATGCTGGTTCACACCGCAAGCGACGGCAAAACGTGGAAACTTTCTGCCGATCTTTCGTCATGGACTGAATTCGCTTCAGCGTCAAGCGATCCGCGTTGGGCGTTATTCCTTCCGGCGGCACCGTCAAACGTTGTTGCTGTTGCTGGTGACGCTAGAGCGGTGCTGAATTGGTCGCAGCCAAATTCATTGCTAAACATTCCAATTGCTAGCTATGCGATCCAGTATCGCGCCGGTTCCGGCACTTGGCAGACATTTGCCGTGCAACAATCATCGGCGCGATATGCAACCGTGACAGGTTTGACAAACGGAGTGTCATACAATTTTAGGGTAAAAGCGATTTCAGCCATCGGTGAAAGTGAATTCTCGGATGCCAGCAATTCCGTTTTGCCAACGGCAGCAACTCCAATTTCGCAGAACAGGGTTTTGATCCATTTCGACGGCAACGGAAGCACATTCACCGATTCGTCTGGAATGAATCATGCTCTGACGGCATTCGGCCAGGTCACACAATCGGCAGCGACAAGCGTATTCGGCGGCAAATCGGGTTTGTTTTCGGGCGGCTATGTTTCGATCGATTCAATTGATTTCGCCGCCTACGATTTCGTTGTTGAGATGTTTTTCAAGACAACGACAGTCGTTCCATATACCGCGCTGGCAAGTCGCTCCGTTGGGTATTTTGATCAGGGCGCGTGGATCATTCTTCTGAACAACTCCGGCGCGGGCAGCGGTGACGTTGCCATGTATGTTTCGGACTACAGCACATCTTCGCCAATTCTGACTTCAAGCCAATTTTCGAAGAATGATGGCGGCTGGCATCACGTTGCCGTTGTTCGCAGCGGCAGTAATTTCGCCATGTATCTAGACGGTGCCCGCGTCGCGTCGAATGTGTTTGGAGGCGCAATCGGTCTTTCAACCGGAACCGTCGAAATCGGCACCGACAAGACCTATGGAAGTCGAGAATTCATCGGTAGCATCGATGAAGTGCGAATTATAAGCGGTGGTAACGGCGGCTACTCTGGCGCGTCAATTGTCGTGCCGACGTCTGCGTTTTCGTGACAGGCAGACGAAATAACGGTTTGCGGCGATAGACTCGACACACACAAAGCAAGGGTGACAAATGCCGTTCTTTAATCTTCCTTCAAGCGGTTCCGGCAGTGCCGCTATGTTGTCTGGCAGCGGTGCCCCCGCTTCATCGCTTGGTTCAAACGGTGCGTTTTATTTAGACACTGCAAACAAAAAACTATATGGGCCTAAGACCGCTGGCGCGTGGGGTAGCGGCATTGCTTTGACCGGCGCGGATTGGGCAGAGATCACCAGCAAGCCCACAACGTTTGCCCCGTCAGCACACACGCATTCGGTTTCAGACGTCACCGGCTTACAGACTGCCCTAGACGGCAAGCAGGCTTCCGGCAGCTATGCGGCATCGACGCATTCGCACGCGATCAGCGATGTGACCGGACTACAGACCGCGCTAGACGCCAAGGCGGCAACGTCGCACACGCACACGATCGCCAACGTCACAGGTCTACAGACCGCGCTAGACGGGAAGCAAGCAACCGGAACGTGTTCGCTGCTTGGTCATACGCACTTGGTCGCAGACGTCACCGGATTACAGACGCAATTAGACGGCAAGGCCGATTCGTCGCACACGCACACGATTGCGAACGTCATCGGATTACAGACCGCGCTAGACGGGAAGCAAGCTGCCGGAAATTACGCGACGCTGGTTAGCGGCGTTGTTCCATCGTCGCAACTCCCGTCCTACGTTGATGATGTTTTGGAATACGCGACGTTACCGGCGACGGGTGAAACCGGCAAAATCTATGTGAACACAACCAACGGGAAAATCTATCGTTGGAGCGGTTCCGCTTTCATAGAAGTGATCGCAAGCCCAGGCACAACAGACGCGATCACAGAAGGATCGACAAAC